AGAGTACAGGTGTAAGATGAAACAAACTACACCATAAAAGGAGAAATTACATGGAAGCAAGGAAACAGCACAGAATACGATGTTTGTTGAAGTTACTGAAATTTGTTCATGGATAAAAACGCATTGATAGGTGTATCGCAATTCACAGAACGATAGAATTGCGATACACCTATTTTATATTTCAAGAGAAAACAAAAAGGAGGCTCATGATGAAAGAGATGGAAGCAAAGACAGAAAACAGATATGAGTACAGAAAACCACAGGAAAAGAGGAAACAGATGATAGCACCGGATTTATTTGAATTTGCATATGTACCGGATTGGTACGGACATTTAGCGGAACTGGAGAGATTGGCATTGCCGGAATCATGGAAGTTCCGAAAGCCGAGCCGGGAAACAAAGAATGCAGACACCCCCATTTTAGAACGTTACATACATACAATTTTTCGCAAGCAGGTTATTGACTTTAATTCAGAAAGTGATCCAAGAAAAGCAGACAGTATTTTTCATTTGGAAAACGAATGTGTCTGCTTCCATACTGGATTATACACACCTCAGTACAAGGGGATTTATGGTTATTTTGAAAGAAACAATTTTTCGGATTCTTTAAGAGATTGGTATTTTAGAGGTTTTTGTGATGAACTGTCTCCAAAGTTAAGATACATCGAGCCATTACCACAAAAGCCCGTCTATCATATGGCGCAGAGTGGCATTAACTTTAATCCAGAGTGGCCTATAAGAGTAAACGTAAATCACATATTGGGAGATGAAGAGAACCTGGAGCGTATTCCGGCTAAAATTCGGAAGGTGAAGAATCTGCCGCTATTGTTTGAAACAGCAGTAGAACTTGGGAGAAGGAAGTCGGTAATTGAACCGGGGCTTGTAGTCCCACAGGGATATCAGGGGAGAGTGCAGTATCTTCTTCCAGTTTATCTGACGAATATGCAGAAACCTGACCTTGCCATGACACTGACGGTTATGGATGGGTACTATTTGGGTAATACCTGTCTGACGTTGGAGATGGCATATTTGAATGCGAGAGTAGTTGCAAGGCCAATGGCTCCGTGGCTTACGGAACTCGTAAAATAGGAAAACAGTACATAGAAACATGGATTGAATGGAACACCCGACAAGATGCAATAGCTGAATTGCGCCTTGTCGGGTGTTTTTCGCTTAAAGGATGATGGACAGGCTTCCTCTCTGCTGCTGAAAAAAATCTCAAAAAGTTTTTTAAATAGGAAATGAACCTTCCTATTTAACTCTTATGATGATGCCACAAAGCAGAGGAAAGGAGGTGGGCAAGTGTTGAAAGCGAATGAACGCAGGCAGAAGATATTGGAAATTCTGTGTGTGCGCCGTCAGGAAACGATGGAAAATCTGGCACAGGAATTCAATGTTACAATCCGTACAATTCGGAATGATATTGAAGAATTGACACTTGCCCACCCGATTGAAACCGTGCGTGGCAGATATGGTGGAGGCGTCAGGGTTGCAGATGGCTATTATCTTGGACGTAAGTATTTAAAACCAGATCAGCAGGAACTGTTGAAGCGGCTTTCAGAAAATTTAACAGGCGAAGACCTCGCTACGATGAATAGCATCCTTTCCGAATTTGCTTTGACAAAAAGGGCAGAGAAATAAGTACTGTCTGAAAGATGGAGGTGAAAGGATTTGGAAAGGGTGTTTATCTGCAGTCCGTTCCGGGGAGCGGAAGAAAAGAATGTGGAGCTTGCCAGAAAATATGCCAGATTTGCTTATGAAAAAGGCTGTCTTCCGGTAGTGCCTCATTTGTATTTTCCACAGTTCCTAAAGGAAAGTGATGTTCAGGAACGGATGGCAGGGATTCAGTTTGGACTTTCATTGTTGAAAGAGTGCCGGGAAGTATGGGTATTTGGAGAAGTGATGAGTGAAGGCATGTGTATAGAGATTGCGGAAGCTGACAATGCAGGAATTCCCATCCGGTATTTCACAAAGCAAAACGGAGAATTTGTGGAAAGGAGCAGTTTATGAGCGAGGAATTGTTGAAAATTGCAGATGGTCTTTTGGCGGTTTCGGAAGGAGTCCGTGCCCTCGCAGGAAAGGCACATTCATGTAATTGTAGTAAAAATCAGGAAGAAGGACGAGGGCAGAAGGATGAAGAAAGCGGAAATGAGAAGAGTCAGGAGAAACAAGAGAATGCCGTTACCATTGAACAGGTCCGTGCGGTCATGGCATCCAAATCGCAGGATGGAAAAACGCAGCAGGTCAAAGCGCTGATTCAAAAGTATGGGGCAGATAAGTTATCCGGGGTACAGCCGGAGAAATATGCAGATTTGCTTCGTGATGCAAAGGCTCTTTAATGGGACAGCATGCGATATTATCCGCATCTGCCTCCAAACGATGGATGAACTGTACCCCATCTGCATTATTGGAGAAGCAGTTTGCGGACGAGGAAAGTATCTACGCAGCGGAGGGAACTGCTGCCCATGCTCTTGCAGAGCATAAGCTGAAACGGTTTCTTAAGAAGCGTTCCAAACGTCCGGTATCTGATTATGACTGTGATGAGATGGAAGAATGCACAGATGATTATGTGTCCTTTGCGATGGAGCAGATTGAAAAGGCGAAACAGTCATGCAGTGATCCGGTAGTGATGATTGAACAGAGACTGGACTTTTCCAGATGGGTGCCGGAAGGATTCGGTACCGGAGATTTGGTCATCGTAGCTGATGATACTTTATACATTGTGGATTTGAAGTACGGAAAGGGTATTGCTGTATCTGCAGAATGGAATCCACAGATGCTTTTATATTCTTTGGGAGCATTGGAACTGTTCGATTCCCTGTATGACATTGAAAAGGTCAACATGACCATCCACCAGCCGAGACTGGAAAATGTCAGCAACTTTGAAATTACGGTTCATGACCTCATGGAATGGGCAGAGCAGGAGTTGATGCCGAAGGCAGAGATGGCAGCCAAAGGCGAAGGAGAGTTTGCAGTTGGAGATTGGTGTCGTTTCTGTAAAGCGAAAAATACCTGCCGTGCCAGAGCAGAAGAATATTTGCGATTGGCACGAATGGAGTTTAAACCACCGGAACTTTTATCAGAGGAAGAAATCGCAGAGGTTTTGAAGGTGGCGGATGAACTTGCCAAGTGGTCTGCAGATGTTTATGCCTATGCACAGGATGAAGCGATTACACACGGAAGGGTATGGAACGGATTCAAACTGGTAGAAGGCAGAAGTAACCGTAAATATGTCAACGAAGAGGAAGTGGCTGATGCTGCAAAAGCAGCCGGATATGAGGACATTTACAAGAAGTCTCTGATTGGTATTACGGAAATGGAGAAGCTGATGGGCAAAAAAGATTTTCAGAAGATACTGGGCAGTCTGGTGTATAAGCCGCAGGGCAAAATTACCTTGGTACCGGAATCCGATAAGAGACCACCAATTCAAACAGAAACCGCTGAGGCGGATTTTAAGGAGGATGAATAAATGAGCAAAAATGAAACAACGACCAAAGTAATCGTACCGTGCAGATTTTCTTATCTGCATTGTTGGGAGCCGGAAGCAATCAATGGCGGCGAGCCGAAGTACAGCGTGTCTGCCATTATCCCGAAGTCTGATAAGGAAACCATTAAAAAGATTCAGGCAGCGGTGGAAGCTGCAAAGCAAGAATCTTTGTCAAAGTGGGGTGGCAAGATTCCACCGAATCTGAAGCTTCCTTTGCGTGATGGTGACATTGACAGACCGGAGGATGAAACATACAAAGGCTGTTATTTCTTTAATGCCAACAGCAGACAGGCACCACAGGTGGTTGATAAGCAGGTACAGCCAATCCTGAATCAGACAGAAGTGTATTCCGGCTGTTACGGAAGAATCAGTGTAAACTTCTATGGCTACAACAGCAATGGCAACCGTGGTGTGGCAGCAGGACTTGGAAACATCCAGAAGTTGAAAGACGGAGAGGCACTCAGCAGCCGTACCAATGCAGAGGATGATTTTGAAGCAGTAGAGGATGAAGATTTCCTCGGCTAATGATAAGGGCGGTGTATGCCGCCCGTACATAGAGGAGTTGTTTTGATGAAAGAGACATGGACAGATATTCCCGGACTGGAAGGGAAATACCAGATCAGCAATATGGGGAGATACAAAAGGCTGTCCCGGTATATTCAGGGGAGAAGACTGCCAGAGGAGATTCTTCCTCTGAATCAGAGTCAGGTAAGGGAAGTCAAGGAAAGGCTCGGAAAAAAAGAACATGTATATGATATTGCTGACAGCATGGGGATTTCCAGAAAGACCGTCAGCAAGATTAAATCGGGAAGGAGTTACGCATGGGCGAAGTAGGATATAAAACACTGGCAATTGACATAGAGACCTTTTCCGATGTGGACTTAATCAAATGCGGGGTATATGCCTATGCGGACAGCCCTGCATTTGAAATCCTGCTGTTTGCATACAGCTTTGATGATGAAGAAACAAAGATTATTGATTTGGCACAGGGGGAGCAGCTGACGGAAGAAATAAAAAATGCCCTGTCTGATGTTGGAATCATTAAGACAGCGTTCAATGCTAATTTTGAGCGTACCTGTCTTTCAAAATATATGGGAGTCCGTTTATCTCCCGAATCGTGGGTTTGTACTGCAGTACAGTCGGCTATGCTTGCCCTTCCGCTTTCTTTGGAGGGTGTTGGGGCGGTTCTGGGGCTTTCTGAGCAAAAGCTGAAGGAAGGTAAGGACTTAATCCGCTATTTTTGTGTGCCTTGCAAACCGACAAAAACAAATGGTGGCAGGAGCAGAAACCTTCCATGCCATGCACCAGAAAAATGGGAACAGTTCAAGACGTACTGCATCCGTGACGTGGATGTGGAAAAAGGTATCCGGCAAAAACTGCATAAGTTTCCGATACCGGAGTCTGAGATGGTATTTTACCGTTTGGATCAGGAAATTAACGACAGGGGAGTTTTAGTTGATAGGGAATTGGTAGAACAGTCGATTACCTGTGACCTGCTATATAAAGACATTGTGACGAACCGTGCCTATGAGGTAACGGGGCTGGAAAATCCAAATTCCGTATCGCAGTTGAAAGGATGGCTTTCAGAACGTGGAGTGGAAATCGACAGCCTATCCAAAGGAGCAGTTGCGGAGCTGATTGAGGATGCGGATGGGGAAGTGCTGGAGGCTTTAAAACTCCGGCTTCTCATGGCGAAAACATCGGTAAAGAAGTATGAAGCGATTGAACGGTCAGTGTGTTCGGACGGAAGGGTACATGGATTGCTGCAGTTCTATGGAGCAAATCGTACCGGCCGGTGGGCAGGAAGACTGGTGCAGGTACAGAACCTTCCTCAGAATCATATCAGCGACTTGGAACTAGCACGTAGTCTTGTCAGAAGAGGGCAGTTCGAGGAATTGGAATTATTCTACGAATCCACATCAAATGTACTGTCTGAATTAATCCGTACTGCATTTATTCCAAAAGAGGGATGCAGGTTTATTGTTGCTGACTTTTCTGCTATTGAAGCGAGGGTGCTGGCATGGTTATCCGGGGAACAGTGGAGACTGGATGTATTTGCTACACACGGAAAAATATATGAGGCTTCGGCATCTGCCATGTTTGGTGTTCCAATAGAGGAAATTACAAAAGGATCTCCACTGCGACAAAAGGGAAAGATTGCGGAACTGGCTCTCGGATACGGAGGAGCAGTAGGGGCATTGACTTCAATGGGAGCCTTGGCAATGGGACTTAGTGAAGAGGAACTGCCGGGACTGGTATCTACATGGAGAAATGCAAATCCGCATATTACACAGTTTTGGTGGGATGTAGATGAAGCAGCCATGAGGGCAGTCCGTGAAAGGAAAGAAACACAGGTCGGACTGATTCGTTTTCAGTATGCTTCCGGTATTTTGTTTGCCATGCTCCCGTCCGGAAGGAAACTTGCCTATGTGAAACCGAGAATGGGTGTCAACAAATATGGCAGGGATGGACTGACTTATGAAGGTGTGGGAGAAAACAAGAAATGGGAAAGGATGGATATTTACGGGCCAAAGCTAGTGGAGAATATCGTGCAGGGTACCAGCAGAGATATTCTGGCAGAAGCCATGATGCGCTTGAATAAAGCAGGATTCTCCATTGTATTTCATGTACACGATGAAGCGGTATTGGAAGTGCCAGAAGGAAAATCGTCTGTAGAAGAGGTGTGCCGGATTATGGCAGAGCAGCCTTCCTGGGTACACGGGCTTCCGCTTCGTGCTGATGGCTACGAGTGCCAATTTTATAAAAAGGATTAGGAGGGATTGCAGGATGAAACTGTATATTTCAACAGGAAATTCCCGAATGGAAAAGAAGTGGAATGGACAGGAGATGGAGTTTAGTGTGTTTTTGGAGCGTCTCTCTCATACTGTCCGTACCAGTGAAACGATGGAACAGTATCGGAAGATGAGCAAGGCAAAGCAGGATTCCATCAAGGATGTGGGTGGTTTTGTGCTTGGAAAGATGAAGGGCGACAGGAGAAAAAAGGCGAATGTACTGTTTCGTTCAGGTCTGACACTGGATATGGACTATGCCACAGAGGATATTGCAGAGCAGATAGAGATGTTCTTTGATTTTAGATGCCTGATCTACTCTACCCATAAACACACACCGGAGAAACCAAGGCTCCGTCTGATTATTCCGTTATCAAGGACCGTATCGCCGGATGAATATGCAGCAGTGGCAAGAAAAGTGGCAGAGGATATCGGTATGGAGTTGTTTGATGATACAACCTACGAACCAAGCCGCCTCATGTATTGGCCTTCCACCTCTGCAGATGGAGAATTCTTTTTCCGTAATATTCCGGGAACATTTTTGAATCCGGATTCCGTATTAGAAAGATATGCGGATTGGAGGGACTCTTCTTCATGGCCTGTCAGCAGCAGACAAAAAGCAGTTGTCAGCAGGGAGATGAAGAAACAGGCTGATCCGCTATCGAAGGAAGGAATCGTAGGTGCGTTCTGCCGGACTTATTCGATAGAAGAGGCAATCCGTCTGTTTCTGCCGGATGTGTATCAGGAAAGCATGATGCCGGAGCGATTTGATTATATTCCGGCAGACTCACAGGCAGGTGTGGTGATTTATGAAGGGAAGTTTGCGTATTCCCACCATGCCACTGATCCGGCTTGTGGGAAGCTGCTGAATGCATTTGACATTGTCCGCATCCATAAGTTTGGGGAGCAGGATGATAAGGCAGAGGAAGGAACGGATTCAGGAAAGTTGCCATCCTTTAAGGCTATGAGTGACTTTGCGGTGTCAGATGAACAGGTAAAGATAACATTGGCAAAGGAAAGGGAGAAGGCAGCAAGTGAGGAATTTGATGCGGATACCGAGGAATGGCAGACCATGCTGGACTTGGACCGTCAGGGAAAAGTAAAAGACACACTTTCCAATATTGCAACGATTATTCGGTTCGATGAGAACCTACAACCTATCGTATTTAATCAGCTGAAGAATGCACTGGATGTCATCGGGGAACTGCCGTGGGTACAGGTCAAAAAAGGATGGGGTGATGCAGATATTGCCTGTGCGAAGCTGTACTTTGAAAGGGTGTATGGGATTTGGTCACCTACCAAATTCAAAGATGCCCTGCTTGCGGTAGTGTCTTCCGAAAGGCTTTATCATCCGGTCAAGGAGTATTTTTCCACGTTATCCTGGGATGGATGCAGCAGGATTGACAGTCTGCTGATTGACTATATGGGAGCAGAAAATACACCGTATGTCCGTGCAGTTACAAGAAAAACTCTGGTAGCGGCGGTAGCCCGTATTTATGAGCCGGGTATAAAGTTCGATTCCGTGTTGGTCTTAAACGGTCCGCAAGGGTGTGGTAAGTCCACGTTCTTTGCAAAACTGGGAAAAGAGTGGTATTCGGATTCCCTTATGCTTGTGACCGTGGATGAAGCAAAATTATATCTGCGTTTGGATGGCACGGAAGAGGATGCCCTCATTCAGACGCTTTTGGAGACAGCAGAAAGTTTGTGCCAGGATATTGTAAGAACAGATTTTGATGAAATGGAAGAAGTGCCGGAGATTGTGAAAGTTGGAATTCGTTATGCTGTGACCTATTTATATGAAAACAGGGAAAAGGCAGACTTTGATGAGTTGACTAGGATGCTTAAATTTCTGCTGTACAGTGTGCGGAAGGAGGAATTCTGATGCAGGTCGGAAGGATGAGATACCGCATAGAAATACAGGATTATAAAAGTACACAGGATGCAGACGGGTTTGAAACAAGGGAGTGGATGACAGTCCATACGGTATGGGCAGACATCGCTCCCGTTTCCGGTAAAGAGTATATGGCTTCCAACAGAGAGACTGCAGAAATCACAAATAAAATATACATCCGATTTCGTTCAGGAATTAAATCTACCATGAGAATAAAACACGGGGACAGAATTTTTGAAATTGAGTCCGTGCTTGGAGATAAGCGGAGCGGAATGCTTACCATTATGGCGAGGGAGGTGGCGTGATGGCAAAGATGACATTCAAACTGCCGGAAGAAACCATACGAAAGATGGAAGCACTGGGCAGCCATTATGATGCAGTCACAAGTGCGGTATTGGAAGAAGGGGTAAAGCCATTGTACGATGCTGCGAAACAGAGTCTTTCTTCCGTTATTGGTCAGGCGACAAAAGAACCATCGGAATCAACAGGTGATTTGCTTGAGTCTCTGTCTGTTACGAAACCTTACCAGTCTGCAGATGGGAATTGGAACATAAAGGTGGGCTGTATCGGTTATGACAGAAAAGGAGTGCCCAACCCACTGAAAGCTGCTGTTTTGGAACATGGTCGTTCTAATCAGCCAGCCAAGCCGTGGGCGAAGCCGGCCGGCAGAAAGGCGAAGAAAGAATGCATCAAAAAGATGCAGGAAGCATTGGATTCGGAGGTGGAGAAATTATGAGTCTGAACAGCCGAATCATAACGGCATTAGAACCTATGAAACTGAAAGTGACAGTTTCGGAGCATCCGGTTAATGATGAGGAAGGAAAACCTCAACAACCGGATACTTTTTTGGTAATCATACCCGGAACGGATGATTTCCCTGTATGTGCAGATGACCGACCAATCGTGGAGACAGAGAAAGTTGAACTGGCACTTTACTGTAAAGGAAATTATCTGAGGATGAGGGATGAGATTACCACAAGGCTCCTGGATGCAGACATTACGATTACATCCAGAAAATATATGGAGTTTGAAAAAGAAACAAAATACCACCATTACATTTTTGAAGTAATGGGAATAAGCGAATAGGGAGGAGGATTTGCCAATGGCAACCATCGGTCTTGATAAATTATTTTATGCGCCTATTACAGAGGATGAAAACGAGGAGGAAACCTATGGTACTCCGGTGCAGCTTGCAAAAGCGATTTCTGTGGAGTTGTCTGTAGAACTTGCAGAAGCAGTGCTGTATGCGGATGACGGAATTGCACAGATCATCAAGGAATTCAATTCCGGCACACTGACACTTGGTGTGGATGACATCGGGCTTTCCGCAGCATCAGAACTGACAGGTGCAGAGATTGACAGCAATGGTGTACTGGTTTCCACATCGGAAGATGACGGTAAGCCTGTAGCAGTCGGCTTCAGAGCAAAGAAGGCAAACGGAAAATACCGTTATTTCTGGTTATACCGTGTGAAGTTTGCGGTTCCGGCTACCAATCTGGAAACAAAGGGAGAATCCATCAACTTCCAGACACCAAGCATTGAAGGAACGGTAATGCGCAGAAATAAGGTGGACGGAAAGGGCAGACATCCGTGGAAAGCGGAGGTCAGTGAGGATGATTCCGGTGTAAATACAACAACTATCGGAAGTTGGTATAAAGAGGTTTACGAGCCTGCTTATACAACTGAAGCGTCAAATGTATCGGAAGAGGATGCATAGGAGCCGGGTAACCGGGATTTGAAAGGAGAAGCAGTATGTACAGTTTAGAAGATAGAAGTCAGGTTATTACAATCGGTGGTATGGAACACAAGCTGATTCTTACCACCAAAGCAACAAAGGATATTACCAAGCGGTATGGCGGTTTGGAGAAACTCGGTGACAAGCTGTTGAAGAATGCAACGATGGAGGAATCGTTGGGAGAGGTTATTTGGCTGATTGCGTTGCTGGCAAATCAGGAAATCCTCATCCATAATTTACAGCACAGGGATGAACCGAAACCGCTTCTTACAGAAGATGAAATAGAACTTCTTACCAATCCGTATGAACTGGCAGAATATAAGGATGCAATCATGGCAGCAATGTTAAAAGGCACGAAGCGTCATGTGGAATCCATGCCGGAGAAAAATGAAAAGGGAAACGCACAGACCGGGCAGAGCCACCAGAAGTGAGCTTTGCCCGGTTCGTGTATATCGGAGTAACACAGTTACGGAAACCGGAAGAGGAAGTGCTTTTGACACCGCTTGGCGAACTCATGGATCAATGGGAACTTCACAAACAGTTTCTTGGAATTGCGAAGCCTAAGAGGGAGGTTTTCATTGAGGATATCATACCGGAAGGCATCTAAGGAGGTGTTTGGATGGCTGAGAGTTTCGGTGTCAAGATGGGAGTTGAGGGCGAGAAGGAGTTTAAAAATGCCCTAAAGGAAATCAACTCCGCTTTCAAGGTGCTTGGTTCAGAAATGAACCTTGTCACATCGCAATTTGATAAAAACGATAAATCCATCCAGTCCTTAAGTGCAAGAAACGGTGTGCTGACAAAGGAGATAGAAGCACAGAAAAATAAGGTGCAGACTTTACAGGCGGCACTTGAAAATGCTTCCTCTTCTTTTGGGGAAGCGGATAGCCGAACCAGAAGCTGGCAGATACAGCTGAACAATGCACAGGCTG